ATGAAAGTTGTTGATATACGCTTTGTCAAAGAAAGAGATAGCAAAAAACTTGCTGAGCAAGAGAAAACTATGCAGAAATTAGCTCGTCGAATCCCTGAAAGAATAGCAGCAAAATTCAGTGATATTGAAGTTAAAGTTAGGTTTTCAAGCTCTTCTGGGATTGATGTATCGGGCTTTAAGGGTAATGAAAAAGAAAAATTTATGTCATTCTTGGAAGAATTATGGGAAGACCCTTTTTTGCTTGATGACTGATTTAAACGCCCTTTAAACTAATTTTAAAGGGCGTTTTTCTTAGAATTTATACACCATATTATCTTCGTATTTTTTGTCACAACTTACAGAAGCACTCACCACAATCCGTTCCACCCCATCAAAAGCCTGCCAATTATCCACTTTATCTTCCTGCATATATTCAATAAATCGAATAAACTCCGATTCCTTTGAGCTGAAGAAGATATAAGGTGGTTTGGTAATATTGATTAGGCGTAGAAAATCAATTAAATCAAAATACTTCTCTTGCCTATAACTCTCTTGTCTTGTACAAAGATATGGCGGGTCAAGGACAAGTAACACTTTTTCTTTCCCTGAGAAGCGTGGCACTAATTGATGGAACGACTCACAAACAATTTCCACGCCATCAAGATAACCCTCCGCACTTGGATAGTTACTCTGACGTAAACAATGCCAGAAATTATGTTTATACAAATCTTCAATGTTTTTTACTTGTTCTCCGCTAAATAATAACCATGAGCATAAAACATGAAGGTCTTTATATCCCTTAAACGCCTCAATAATCCCAATTAGTTGCAATTTTTTCGCCTTATCCAATCGTTTACCTTTGGGATAATCAGCAAGAGCAACCGCTAATTGTTGGCGTAGTTGATTAATGTCAGGGATATGTCGTAAACGCTCAGCATAGTTGTCAAAATCATTGTAAATCACCCTTGCCTGTGGCTTGAGTTGTTTGGCGGTATGAGATAATAAACCGCTACCACCAAACACATCTACAATCGTCCACCCTTCGCCGTCACCGTCGATATTATCATTTAAGATCTGACTAAAATGTTTCAAAAACATTCTTTTTTGCCCAATAAATGGGAGTGGAGCTTGCTTAAACATAGCACACTCCTTTACACTCACTTTGCTTGCTTGCTTGCTTGCTTGCTTGCTTGCTTGCTTGCTTGCTTGCTTGCTTGCTTGCTTGCTTGCTTACCAGTATTTTGCTCTTTTTCCATTATCGCAACATCTCCTTTTTATTTAAAATCACAGCCAACTGATTCGGACTAAACCGCCAGCCTTGCTTACTATTAAACATCGCATTAAAGCACCATTCGGAACAAAAGAACCGCTCTCCACGTTGCTTAAATCCAAGCACTACACCCAATGCTCCCCAAAGGTCATATTTCTTGCCTTTGGTCTGCTCAAAATAGGCTTTCACTTGTGTTTCTGTCACATTTTGTAACTCAACCAAATCCCACTTAGAGCGGTCAGATACATTGATAATTTTGCAACGCACACCACCATCACGGGGGCTTGAGCTATAACACTCAAACCACTCGTGATAGCTGTAATGTCCTACAACACGAGCTTTACTTACTGCAATCTCGCAATGCGAGTATTGCCCTTTGGTTACTTTTCTAATCAACCAATCTTCAAGCCGTTCACGCCAGTTTTTTGCGTTGCCTTTATATAAAGCAAGGTAGATTTTATTCATTCGCAGCTCCTGCAAAATCCTCATAAGTCTGCGTCCACCCACCCGAATAATCATACTCCAACGGGTTTTCTACTTGCTCCACCATCGCCTTATGCTTCAAGGCATTAGCGTGATTGCCAGTCTTGGCTTCCATCAACACCTGCCAAATAACCAACAATTTTTCTTTATTGATCATCGCAACGGAATTATCCGCAAAAGTCCAAGGGATTTCCTGGTCGCCAAACAGGTCAAAAGTCGCTTTGACTGACAAGATATTGCGTTCTGCGGTGGCGTCTGTGTCAATCCACTTATCAATCGCTGGCACATAAACACCGCCGTTGATTTTCTTATCTCGCAGGGCGTTGATGGCTTCACGAACTCGTTGGCGTTGTGACCCTAATAAGACAAGATGTTTTTCTGGTGAAAGTATCCATTCTTGTCCATTCCATTCATGAGCTGATGTTGGTCGTCGAGATGTCAAAGTAAGAGTTCCATTCATTACAATAATCTCTTTTCCTTTGTTTCGACCATCAATAAAAAAGTTAAATTCTGATTCTTTAACTGGGATAGCATTTTCAGGGATGTGATTGTGCACCCCTTCAACTAAAAATACTTGATTGTCAATATCGTAAAAATACATTTTAAATTCCTATAGCTACATAATATGTGCGACCAACATCACCTGTTGCAAAAGACGAGAATCCTGTACTGGAGACATTTGCGACTCTTGTGTCTCTACCTGCCCCTGTTTTAGAATGAGAAAGCATAAAAATCTTAGATGGAAATGCTATTGGAAACTTAACAGTTTGCGAGTCCGACCATCCCCATTGTAGAATCAGTCCATTCGGCAATTTAGTCCAACCGTTATCAGACAACGACTGTGTATAACCTTGCTCACCAGCATTCGGCCATCTAGTCGCTGTTGCAGGAACCCCTGTCACCTGACTCCATGGATGACTGTGCGTTGATGGTGTAAAGGTTGCTGGCTTATTTCTCACTTCACTCCAATCTGCCCCGTCAATGCGTTTCCAAGCAGTCCACGCACTATTCAAACGTCCCCGCACATACTTATTTTTACTTCCGTAAGTTGTATATTCTTGTTGTACCCCATAGGCAGACAGAGACACAATTAGAGAACCAGATTGTGCTTCTGGATAATTCCTTGCAGATGTCGCATTAATATCAGCGTTTTGCCCATAAATCCCTGGAATCATGACATCATTTAGATTAGATGTAGCTAATAATTTCTGGCAGAAATTTTCAACGCCTTCTTTCAATCCCAACCAAGTTCTAATAGCAGCTGGATTGTTACAATATCGAGTATAATTGTCATTTGAGTTATTCACCCTAAAGGCAATTGCCCCTTGAATACGTGTTTCGTCTTGATAAGTTGCTCGAAATAATCGTCCAAGAACATCACCTGCAGCATCACGTTTAACGTACGTATTTGCCGTTGCATCAACTGCACCATCTGTATCAAGTACCACTGTGCCCGCTTTTGCAGGGATATACACATCAAATGCACCTTGCGTCCAAAACTTCCATCTTTTATCAGGTAAAGCTTCAAGGCGGCTGTCCCAGTTACCCGCACTACCTTGACGTTTAATGTTAATACCCCCATAACCATTGTTAGAAACGGACACGCCTAAATATTGACCATTGAACGTTAAAATAGAACCTGCTAAGGTTAAAGGGTTGTTTCTAATATCTTGCCAATCTGCTCCGTCAATCCGAATCCAAGGTTTAATGGAATTACCACTATAATAGTTACGCAAATACATCTGATTAGCGTGCGTAAAGATTAATTGAGCATGAGCATGATGCGATTTAAGCGATAAAACTGTACCATAAGAATATGCACCAGCAGGTAGCTGTTCCCCTGTTTTATTATGATAAGAGGCGACACTGTTTCCTGTTGTCAACAGGCTATCAATCTGGTCAGCATTTTTACCAACATTATCCACAACGATGCTGTCGTTATCTAATAATAGAGTTCCGTCTTTTCTAGGTACTAAAACACGACGTACAACTCTCTCACCAGTATCAGCTAAAACAATAGCTGCCATGTGGTTTTCTGACGTTGGAGCGGTCTCCCAGCGTACACTTTCACCCGTGTTGTTGTATGTTCGAACGCTAGAATAACCACCACTTTTAATTAAGAGATTACCCGTCATCGTATCGCCTGACTTCGATACACGACTATTTGCGTTATCATTCGCTTGATTAGCCGTCCGTTGAGCCGCATCTGCTGCACTCTTTGCTTCAACGCCTTTGTCGTAGGCTGTTTTTGCTGCTTTTGAAGATGCTACGGTCGTCTGCGAAGTAGAATCAACGGCATCGCTAATACTGGTTTTATCAACTTTTTTGTTTAGACCATTTGTGATATCTAACTTATTTTGAGCAACCTGCTGAGCAAGAACCTTAGCACCAGCCGCACTAAATGCTAAATTAGCCGAACCAATGCCAGTATCTGCGGTCAACCGAGATTGGAAGTAAGCCTTTATCGCTTCAGACAATTGATTTGTTGCAGATGGATTAGGTTGCATATTTGCCAATGCAAGTATCTGTTTATGCTCTTCAAATGTTGATTGCAATATATCTTGCACATCATTTAACCATACAGCGGTGACAACAGTTCCTAAAGTACCTGTTGCAGGATTACCGTCTTGGAATCGTCCGCTATTGGACGCAATATTTGGTAGTTTTTGTCTCATATCTTTCTACTTATAAGCAAAATAACAATAAGTGTGGGCTGGTTTTAAATCTTTAAAAAATTCTTCAAGAATACGATCACCGAAGTCCGTTAACCGCTCTCCAGCACATGATTGCCCAGCGCGAAAACGAGTGATATTGTCATCGGCATTTGTGACAGTTACACGCCACATATACCCCAAATGTTCTCTAGGGGAATTTTGAATAGGAATATCACCCGCATTCGGAAGGTCATTTTGAAGATGGGAAAATTCTTTAATTTCAATGCGATAGCCAATAGATTCAGCAATTTGTTTAAAATAAGGAATAGAAAGTCCGCCTATTGCATTGAGCTGTATAATCACTTTTCTAACTCTATCGCTGTAACTTTTGCTCAAGTCAGTGGTTATGCCACAGATTCTCTCCCAATCTGCAAGCATACTTCCTGATTTTTCAGGTTCAATCACATTTAACACTTGCTCTGCACTGCGTTGTAATACTTCAAAGACATTCCCATCTACTTCACATTGCGCTACAAAACGTTCACCATTGCGGTCATACGAAATAGGTGGATATAAATTCTTTAAAACATCAGAATAAGATTTATTCATTATGGCATTTCCGTGACATTCACATTCCCTAAACGAAACCACTCAATATTACGAACAATATCAGCTTGCAGATTAGTACTTGGGGATAAAATATTTCTATCAACAACACCAATAAGGTCACTGACAATAGCTTCACATTGAGAAATAATTAAAGGATCTGCTGGTGAAATCTGATTAAAGTAATGTGTCAATGCAGCTTTAATTTCTGTGGTGATTGAACTTAAACTTGCACCCCTAAGCTTTACTTTTATTTCAAAATCAACTCGTCGAGCAGTTGGTTTCACTACCTTAGCTTCTCTTGCTGTGACAGGTCTCACATCATCAATATATGCTTGAGCTCTAGCTACCGTCTCATCACTAGGCAAATCACCATTACTTGTTACTGCAATATCAACTGTTCCTAATCCACGACGCAAGGGATAAACAAATGCGGCTTCAACGCCATCAACATCTAATGCCCATTCTTTATAATCATACCTATTCCCACCTGCTGGCGGTCGTCGAATACGATTTAGTAGTCTCTCCAATAGAGAAGCATCCGTCTCCGCATCAGTTCCACCAACAATATCCCTTAAAACACAACTCGTTTTAACACCCACAGGTGCAGACATAAAGTTGGCATTTTGTGGCTGAATAATATTATATTTTGCCCCTGTCGATAGCGCTTTTACTCGTAAAACAAGGCTATCATTGCTTGAAATACGACCTTCATTGATTATCTCGTAGAAGCGACCATCATCAGTAACAACTTGAGCTCCGCTTTTAATCACAGAACCGACTTGTCCAAAAATCTGCAATCCCAAACCACTTGCGTAAGTTGCTTGGCGACGTCGAATACCTCGTAACGCCGCGTGCTTCTCTAAAAATTCTGTATCTGCAGTATCTGGGAAAAATTGCTTAATAATCCATTTTTGATGTGCATATAACCCTTCGGCAGCAGCAGCTAAACTACTGGCTCGGGCATAGTTATCAGAATCGACAGAAATGTCCGCATCAGGTTGAAATGACACAACATCCCTTAAAATAGCTTGCCTGATCTCATTTAATGATGGTGTTAAAAACATTTAAACCCCTTTTAAATCACTTTTACCGCATGTTCAAACGAGAATGTCTCTCCCCGAGCATCTGTAACATGAATATGTAAAATAAGAGAGCCATTTTTAGGTTGTGTATACTCAACGCGAATGGATTCAGCTCGTCCATCGTCAACTAGGGGTTGTAACGCTTCTTCTGCATACTGCTGAGCCAAAAAACCTACACGGCTTAAATCTTTCTCACGTGTAATAAGATGGAGTAGAGAGCCTACACGCCCGTCTGCCCACCACGAGCCTAAAGGAGTTGTAAGTCTGATATACACCGCATTTTGCAAGGTGTGAATGTGTTCACTTGTGTAGTCCCGAGTGAGCGGGCTGATCTCTCTATCCATAATCCAATAATAGAGAGAAAAGAGAAAGGAATAGAGTGGCAAGACTTCAACGTTGCGAGCGGTTCAATAAGACAATTTTTTGTCATATCTCACCGCTATTTATTAAACATTCGGCATCCCGCGTCCATCATTTTGATGTGTATGATTTTTCAGTGATACAGTACCTGCTTTCACATCACCATCAGTCGAAAAACTCCCACCAGATTGAATAACAGAGCCACTAAAACTTGCACCATCACCGCCTTGAACAGCCATACCGCCATTACCATTGATTTTCCCTTGAGCAGTAAAGACTTGATCGGTTTCAAGTTTTGGCGTCTTAAAACTTGCTCCATGACTTGCCGAAACTTCATAGGTTTGACAGTTTATTTTAAGGGTATCACAGTCAATTTCAACTAAACGACCATTTTTTAAAATAATGGTTGAGCCACTTGAATCATAAATTGCGACTTCACCATCGTTCAGCCCTTTAACTCTAAAAGTCCCATTCTCTGTCGCAATAACAATAGCATGGCTTGTTTTACCCCCTAAAGGCAAAATAACCGCTTGAGTGCCACTAGGTGGGACAGAAGTGTAGCCAAATTGCTGTATTAATTCCGCATCTTGTAGGGTTTCATCAGCCAACCCAGAAACCTGAACAAGCTGAATGTTTGGTGTACTTTTCACCAGATTTAATACCCCCCTAAATGCTGAACGAGCACTTTGTTGAGCATTCTCAATAACCTGTTTAGTTTGTTTAGCTAATTTACGCATCATCTAACTCCCAAGAACCTACAATTTCAGCTTCCTGTTTACGCCCTTTACTTTTTTTACCTTTTCGCTTACGTGCTTTTTCTGCTTTTGCTTTATAAGCATCAGGTGTCCAGATACCATCTTGTTTAAGTCGTAATTCTGTTTGCGTACCACCATGGCGACTTAACATAAATCGACGCCCCATTAAAAAGAAAATGGCATCAATATCATACTCTTCGCAAATCACATGTATACGTTGCCCTGGTTGCCATAAGATACCATCTCGCGTTTTATGGTCGGGCACAGTAATTGACAAATCAAAGGACTCCAACTGCCAATCGGAGATCTGCTTCTTCGCTTGCTTTTTCAAGGACGCCAAATCATCAACATCACTTAACACTACCGTTTTTGGCTTATAAAGATTTAACTCAGGATTTTTATAAACCCACTTAAAATCATGTTTAGCATCATCAATATCTCTTCCATGTTTTTGAGCTAAGAAAGTGACTTCAGAATAACTTTGTGATACATCAAAAGACAAAGATGCTTCAGTAAAATTATTTCGACTATCATCACTAACTTGCACGCATAATGTCGCCACAGGTGGGCTAGAATAATCTGCACCACCTACAATTAATGTGCCATTAGGTTCAAACCAACAATGCAACCCAGCAGAGTTTGCGCAACGAATAATGGCATCCCAAGCTGTTTCCCCCACATCAATATCAACTTTATCTAGTTTAGGATTATTTTCGGCTTTGAGTGTGATCTCTTTTATGCCTAAAGGTGTGGCGATTTTCTTAACAGCATCTAATACCGAAAGCCCCTTAACATTTGTAATAGGCGCAGAGCAATCTAATAATACAGATGCTAAATCTCGCCCGTTTAAAGTATAAGAACGCCCACCCTTACTGATTCTATGCTGAGTTGTATCCACAATGCCTGTTAAGACAACTTGTCCATTGATTTTCACCAAGGCTTTTTTTCCCGAAAAGTTAGGTAAGACTTGCATTTCACTTGATTTACCTAAATCAAATGAAAAGCTATCCGCAGGAATTAAAAAATCGCTATCAATATCGTAGCTTTTCCAGTTTTTATGCTGTTTCCCATCAATTTCAACGATAATCTCATTTTCAATCATAGCTGCTTATCTCGAATAACAGTTTAGTAAAGTGCCCGAAGCAATAAAATTGCTATTACGGATTTGTGGATTTAACCGCAGCAACTCATCATAGCGAGTATGATCGCCATAGAAATCATGCGCAATTTGCTGAAGCGTTCCGTTAAAGCCAACTTCTTTAATAATTAATGGTGGTTTTTGATTGATTGCAGTAATTGCAATCTGCATGAGTTCTCCTGCCATATTTCGTAGACTTTCGCCTAATTGATAGGTTGCAGTATAAAGCCCGTTATTTGGAGCACTCACTAACGCTTCTAACTGTTCAGCGTTTTCCAAGGCTCGAATCTCATTTAAACTCTCAACAATCATTAAACGAGACTGTTGTGTGATAAATTCAATTTCATTTGGCGTTAAATCGTGCGAGAACGATTCAATAATATCCACCGCGACTTTAGTAATAGTAGCGCACGCAAGCAGATGTAAGACACACTTAAGACTTTGTACATCTCTTGTAGATAAACGAGTCGCAATAGCAGAGCCTTGTCTCTCTTTAACCGCAAAAAACTGAGACGCAGATTTAATCCGCTGAGCTTGACCCGTAGTCAGCATTTTCGGAATGCTTAAGACCTGTTGGAGCTCACGTTTAATTTCACTGAATTCGGCTTTAATACCCAGTACGGAGTGAAATCTTTTTTTTGTCACATAATCATCAATTAAAGACTTAAATAAATTTAATGCAGATAAATTTTGAGATTTAAAATCATCCAGCGTAACACCAAGTGGTAAGTAATGGTTTTGCGGATCAAATTCAAAAATCGCGCCTAATTGCTCAAAACAACCAAAGACAGCGCCCCATTGAGCCAAAATACGTGATTTTTTATGACGAGATGCCGCAATAACATCCATAATTTGCCCCCACCAATCCAGCATATTGGCAATAAATGAGTCCAGCAAAATAAAAAATTGGTCCAGTTTTGACAATAAACTATGCTCAAACACAAAAATAGGCTGCATAGGCGTTGATTCTGAAAATGTTAAATCTAAGGTAACGTAATTCACATTTTCTGCATCATGGCGCAAATTTGCCGAAACTAACAACATATTCGGCATACGCCCGCGAATAGGATGAACTAATACATCAGCCCCTTTTTGCTGAATGACCGCCAGTAATTTCTGATAATCCGCGTAATAATTTCGACCAAAACAAATCGCTTGTAACTTAACCGACTGGGCATTAATACCCATATCTTCTAAATCTGCACCATTCACAAAAGGATAGTCATGTTGGACAATGGCACGATCAAAGACATCATCCACACTAATCACATCAAAGAGAACGCCTTTGTACATAGCTTGCTGTACAGGTATAGCCCAATTATTCATGATCACCCCATTCTTTTATTAAAACTAAATAATCTCTCAGAAACCTGCTCGGTTAACATCCTGCCATCAACTTCGACGACTATATGATTCGCAATCGTATGAGATTGAGATGCAAGCCCCATCTCTAATGCACTAGAAATGGATTGCCCAAACGCCGCAAAATCTGCTTGATAAGTCGCAAGCACATTTTCTACCGCATTCACCTTAGGTTTTAATTCACCTGAAATAACACCTTGCAAATTCATCCCCATATCCATAACCGACTTCATTGCTTGGCTTGCAAAACTATGCTGCTTAGATGTCTCTGTACTAGGTGGCAAAGGTTGTCTGAATTCAGATGCATACTTAGGTGGTAAGACATTAGGTAGTAACGGTTGCTTAATTTGAGGTACACGCTTAGAAGCAATATCAGGTCTTGAAGCTTCTTGAATAAGCGTTTCATTCCTGCTTATACGCTGCTGAGCTTGGGAAGGGCTTAATGTCCCTTGCTTTTCTCTTTCCTGTGCAATCTTGTTGTCATTCAAACGATCTGCAATCACATAAGCACCATGATAATTATGCTGTGGCTTAATCCCACCCATTGCTGTATTGCCGTAGGTAAATACCGAAGGCTTATAACTATGTTGCTGCTCTCTAAATTTTTTCTCTGCATCCGCTCGCTTTTCTTTCTCAGCTTCCTGCCTTGCCATATAAGGCACAAAACCTTCTGCTGCACCGTATAAACCTAAACCGACACTCGCTAAAGAACCAAAACTCAATGCTCTAGCAGCAACACTTCCCCCTGTGGATACACCAGCAGCACTTGTCGTTGCAGTGGTTGTTGTTTTAAAGATATTCTTAGCGAAATTCCCAAGCCCTTTTGGATTTTTACCTGCCAACAAATCAAGCACGCTTGAAGCAGCCAATGCAGCTCCAAAAGCAAAAACAGCATCTTTTGCACCGACTAAAAATTGGGTTAAATTTGGATATTCGTTTCCATATTTAACAAGCTGTTCGCTTAATGCCCCTAACACATCATTGACTTTCTCAAAATTCTGCATTTGAGCAAACTCAGTAGTATTTTTTAGTGATTCAACTTTATGAGCCGCCGTATCTCGTACGACAGCATGGGATGTTTCTGTTGCACCTTCACTTTCGTCAATACTTTTTTCTACCTTGTCTCCAAGCGCAATATTATTGCGCATAGCAACAAGAGCCATCACGGCTTGTCTATCGGAAATAACTTGCCCAATAGCAGATGCTTCAATTAAATCTGTCATCTGATTTAATAGCTTTTGTTGCTCTTCGCCTTTAGCATTTTTGATACGCTCTTGCAACCCTTTGTACTTGTCATTGTTGCCCACCGTATCTTCAATTACCGACATGAACGCTTCAAGCGAGTTTTGTCCCTTACCCTTGTAATGCTCCATGGACTTCATATAGTCAATTTTACGGGTCTTACCATCTTTGCCTTTATATTCAAGCCCTTCTATCCGTTTGGTTGTTTCGGTAGCAGTAATTTTACCCAACAGGTTAACAAGGTTATTTCCTGCTTCATCACTTGTTCCAGCAGTAACTCGCGCCTGTTGGTTAGCGACAAGTAAAGTCTTAAAACCGTCTAATCCAGTCAAACCGATAGACTTTGCCGCAGCCATTTGTTGTGGTAACCAACGAGCCATATCTGCAAGTTCAAAATTTCCCGCTTGCCCTGCGGCAACAGCCATATCTAATACTCGACCAATATCGCCTTCTGCAATGCCAAACTGTTGCATGGCAGAAATCGCAATTTGTGCCATATCTTCAGGCGTTGCGCCTGTTGCGACAGAGCCTTTTTGCAATGTAGGTAAGAGATTCATCGCGGTTTCTGTCGAGACTGCTCCAGATGCAAGCAATTTGTCCAAGGATGCAAGGGCATCTTCTTTTGTTCCACCACCAACTGTCACCGCTTTTTGCACCGCGTCGAACAACTCTTTTTTGCCCGAAATTCGACCTTGAACATCACGATCCGAAAACGCTGTATTTGACACCATAGCTAGACGACGGTCGAAATCCATTTGATTACGAGCAGGTTCTCTCACCACCATTGCCCCAGCAGCAACACCAGCCCCAACGCTCATCAAACCACGACCAACACTTGCAGCCTTATCCCCAAAGCTAGATTTTCCAAGCTCCGCATTTAACTCTTTGATACGTTGTTTTGTTTGCTCAGAGGCACGACGTAGCTCATTTTGTGATGCCACACCAGACCGTTTCAACTGCTCATAAGCCGCACGAGTTTGACCAATTTCCTGCTGTATCGCATTTTCCGAACGAACCCCCAAGGTTTCTCTTGCTCTTGCTACATCAGTTGCAGTCTTCCTTGCATTGCGGTAAGCCTGTTCGATTCGTTTTTGTGAGGATTGTGTAGCCGTTGCGACTTTTTCAGCCGCATTAACCTGAGCTTGACTGCTACTTTGCGCAGATTGCTCAGCATCTTTAAACGCCTTCTCGGTTGCTTTTCCAACCTTACTAATCACTTGACTTGCATTATCTTTCGCATTGAGTTCAAGCTGAACCTTCATCTCTTTTGCCATATTTAAACTCGTTTTAAACCTTATTTAATACCAATAAAAAAGGGGCTTACGCCCCAATTTTTCCACGTCGAGTAAAAATAAAACTCTCTTGTTTTACACTATTATCAGGGCTATGGCTGGATTTTTGTGGTTGTTTTACCCCTTCAAACTCCAAATAACTCTCAATCCAAGCCGATAACTCAATCAGCGACATTTGCCACACACGATCTGCAGAGATTGCAAATTTTGCGAACAAAATCACCGCTTGTCGGTACTGTTTAAAGGCATCCGCTACGCCAAACCGTCCTGACTGTTGCTTAGATTGTCTTGGCTCACCCCACTTTCGATACGCTTTTTTTTAAGCATTAACGTCGCTTCAATTAACTGCCAATAGTCATCCGTGGTTAAATGCTCAAATAAAAATTGTGCATCAACGTTTTCCTCGGGAATACCGTCAATAGTGATTTGCTGAGAAAGATAAGCCATATCCACTAAAGTTTTCTCTTTGTGACTGGCGTTATCTTCATCAATCCCTAATACATCAATCATCTCAAGGGCAGAGCATTGTCCACCCATAGTAAGTAAACGTACGTGTACTTGCTTATAAAGCTGATGATTAAATTCAATGCCCAAACCCAGTTCAATTCTCATTATTCATACACCTTACGTAATGCACCAAGCTGAATGTCACGTACAGACTCATTATCGACCGTATATGAGCTACCTACTTCCGTAGAGAAACAACCTAGGTAAGAAGTGCGTTTATCTGACTTATTGAGAGGATAGAGCGTTAATTTCGCATTTTTAATGTTATCCCAATCAACGAAAGTGCCATCTTCAGGTTCAACCGCAGTCACGCTAATCGTATATTCTGCAATGCCTTGCATATAACCTTTAGCTCGCCCCTGACTATTCATTGTTTTAACAACTTTTCGCCCTGTTACCGTTTTGGTATCAATTTTAGTAATATCAATTTCAACACCATCTACTTCCAATACACAGGAGCCTTCATAAACTTGAGCCATTATTTACCCCCTATAAAATTAATGTGATTTTATTGCGAATGACATGTAAACCATTCACAACATCCGCAGGAATATCTAAATCTAAATAAGTCGGATCTAACGCATTTTTGACAACCACTAAACGATCTTTCCAACCATCTACATTTTCGATAATCTCTTGCCCTTCGAGCTGATAAAGCACATCAAGCACTTCAGAACGAACCTTCGCAGGCATCCGTGGCGAGTTTTTCGCACGTGGAAAACGCAAGCGTTGACGTGTTTGAATTGCTTTGCGCACATAATCTAAGGTTCTTGGTGTTGTCAAATCCAAATAGCTAGGATCATCTGTGTTTGTGACTGACTTGGTATACGTCGTAATTGCGCGTGTAATCTGGACACGATTTACAACCACTTCAAGCGGGCTCAAACCATTGAATAACGCTTGGTTAACTTCCGAGAATAACGGTTTTTCAGAATCATCGACCAACGTTAATCCTTTCACTTCCAACGTATTCAACGGACGAGCAGGATCTTCTTCAGCAGCAATCACCGCGCCATAGCCCGCTGCAATAATGGCATTTGGCTCAACCGCCCCCTTATACCAACCGACTGTGATACGTTCAGAATTAAGATTAGATGTAAAAGTAGTACCCGTTGAGAACGTACCACGCCACCCCATGACACCAATACCTGGTTTATCTTCAATAGGGCTTGCCATAGTTTCCAAATGCTCACGTAACGCTGTTGCATTTTCATCGTCCGAAAAAGCAGAAATAATCACGTTATAATGCGTACCTGCAACACTTGCCAGAGCATCGGCAATTTGTGCATTTCGTTGCCCACCCGAAATAGCAGTAACCTGAGCATTTAACCCCTGAGCGTTATTTTTAACAGACAAGGCAATTTCATTACCAATTTCGCCTTTACCTTTCGCCGTCAGTTTTAATTTGCCACTTTCTTCTGTACTGGCAATTACAGGGCTATAACGAGATCTATTAATAACAGCGGCAAGACGATTATTCACCACACTTGCTTCTTCGCCTTTAGCAACAGACGTGTCATAAACTTGTCCTGCAATAACAACGCTAATCACACCATTACTACTTGCTGTGCCTGATAAGGTGACATTCCCAACAGCAGCAACGCCAGATAAATGGTCTTTCAAACCAATCACAGTTAAACGAATGGTAGGGTTATTTTTAATCGCTTGTCTTACCATGAGATGAGCTAACGAACCTTCACCAAAATATTTCTCGGCTTCCACATCGCTGAATAATTTAATCGGTTTGGTAAAAGCTTGGTTATATTCTGCGGTCATTGGAGCAATAATTAAGACTTCCTGCTCATTCGTTGGCAAGGTAGTTACTGCATCTTTATTGTTATACTCGGTATAAACCCCAGGTTTACGTAAACTATTAGGAATTTGCTCAAAATCAACCTTAGTCATGATTCACCACCTTTTCTTTTTTAGTATTAACTTGCGTAACCACAATCAGGTCACCATCAGCAATACGACGTTGATAATAAATAGAGCTCTCAATCTCTACCGACTCTTGCTCAATATAACGATGCGGATAACCTTCAACAGGCACTCGCACCCCTTTAGCTGCTTTAACTTTTAACTTCATCTTTATCCTCCGCTTCGACTTTAAATGCTGTTTTGGCATTATTTGTCGGATCAAAAATTACACCTTGTACACCATTAAAATCCCCAAAAGGCTCATCTAATTTGCCACGGTATTGTTTAAAAACCTTCTCAAGACCATCAACACCGACAGGGAATCGCCCATCTTCTAAAAAGCCGTTTTCGGCATAGCTCATTTCAAACTCAATCGCAAAAGCAGAGATTTTCTCTTTTTTCACTTCCGCATTATTCCAAATAGTGCGGATTCGCTTGGGTTGGATAGGTGACACCAATCCCCCTAAAGTTTGATTAATCAGCAAATACTTCACCGCACCAAGCAACAGATTTACACCGACTTCTTGAGATGTTACGCCACCCACACGCCCCGCAACGGCGGAACGCATAGAGCGAGCCATCACCAACACAACAAAGGTCTCTGTCGCAACATACCGTTTTCCACGAGCGTTAAGAGAACGTGAATCAAAATCAGAGCCAGCGTAAGAAACTAAACAAGCAGGCAAACGGCGTACATCAAGCTGACTATCGTCAATTTCGCCAGAATAACTCCCGACCGAATACACCATCTTGCCAAGCCCAAGTCGCAACCGCTCAATCAATGCTTGCTCAATTTTAGTAATCATCGTTGGTCACGCCCCCAAATACGATTACCGCCATTAAAAAACTGCACACTATTGTCGCCATTAGATAAATCTTCAACAGAAGACTCATCAAGCCCAAGTGACACAATCCCTTTTGAGATACTCTCAAGCTCTTTTAAGCAAAATTTATAGCGATTTTCGACTTCTTCGGTCATTGTTACCGATGATTTACTGGTCAGATGATAACGAGCCAAATCACAACAAATGCGTCTCAGATTTTGTGGTACAGACCCCAAAGGCAAGCGATAACGCCCACTCAAATAACCGTCAATTTGACTAGATGAATCTTTTAGAGCAACAACCAATAAGGCTTCATCAACAACGCCAAGCCCATCACGATCAGTCAGCTCTATTGATTCCCGTTCACCAATACGGACGACAAAATCTTCAACATCAGCATAAAGTGATGTTTTATCGCCAAGCGCAGAAACCACACTTTTAATGTCGGCATACATCGCTAGTTCTCACAAATTGGCACAAGCTCAAGATAAGGATCTTGCGAAAGTGCAATAATCTGCTCACCCGTTAAGGCATCAAACGGAATTTCCACCGCTTTATCTTTGGTAAAGCGATAACCGCAACGCCCATAGCTTGCTTGTGGGTGAATCGCCTTTAAGGTGATTTCAAAGGCAATTGGCTGAATTACCGCACCATCTGCTTTTGCATCTGCCACTTTTTCATCTGTTGCATTAGCTGAATCCGCAGAATCTGACTGTAACGAGTTCCCCGCTGTATCTTTGGTTTCATCTGCACCGCCTTTTTCTAACTCAGCGGTTAGCTTTTCTTTTTTTGCTTTTGCTTTTTTAGCCATACTTACCTCAGATTTAAGATTTATAAAGGGTGGGAAGCTCCCCACCCCACAATAACTACTCAACAATTTGAGCGCTCACGGCTACTTTTAATACGCCTTTTAACGGATTGCTTGTACCATTAATCACATCGGCTTCAAATAGCTGACGAGCTTTGTACTCAAGTGACGGCGGAACAAGGATCACACTTGGACGGATATTCAAGAGCTTGTCACCATCGCCTTTTAACATACGCATCTTCGCCAACACATCCATCACCACATCAGCGGTTAAGTCAGACGATTCCACACGGTGAATCAGTTGCCAGAAACCAAAGCCAGCATTACCACGAGCACGCACACCCCACAAATACACATCTTCCATAAAGACTTTGTCGGATTTAGACGGATCAAACTTCGCTTCAATTTCAGGCTTAGTGCGTTCTTGCCAAATCAACGGCTTAATCGCATTAGTATCATCTAAAATATAAAATGCAGGTTTGCCTGATGCTGAGCCAGTGGTGACATTACTTTGCTGTTTCGCCACGCCAGTACCGTCCACATTCGGATAAACAGGGTGGTCAGTGTCAAAAAAGTTCTGCCCGTCATAACAAAGGGTAGATTTACCTTTTTTAAGCAACCCAAACACCAAATCATCAGGTAACTCCGCAGCACTTTGTCCAGCTTGTTGCACCACTGGCGTAAATAATCCCACTTGATCGTCTTCGATATCTGTGCGTTTAATGCCAACCGTCGATTCAAATAACTTGTTTTCAATGGTCATACCTTGAGCTTGCATCTTCTGGATTTGACGCTCACCCACCCATTCACGCATTTTCGGGAACGCACCTAACCAAGCATAAGTATTGGTCGCAGTTGATGATGCAATACGCATTGCAAGCATTTCCCACTGCGGTTTAATTAGACTTAAACCTGCTTTAAATTCTGTTTTAAATGCCGTATCTAATGCATTTAACAACTCTGATTTTTTAAATTTATCCATTACGCACCTGCCTTTTTATATTTTTCAATGTACTCTTCAGGAGTTAAACCTAACGCTTTTGCCCCAGCCATTTCCGCATCCGACAACGCAACTTGCTTCGTCTGCTCGTTCGGGTCTTTACCCCCAGTCTGCGTCCCCGCAAGAGCAGGGTTAGGCGATACCGTTGCCAAATAATCTGATAACGCCACCAGATTTTCTTTACCTAATTTTTCCGCCCACGCTTTCTGTGCAGGCAACAAACGTCCATCAGATAATGCAGATTGAATTAACGCATCACGTTCTTTATCGTTCATTTGCTGCTTAATCTGGTTAAGCTCAGTTTGCACCGCTTGCAAATCGCTTAACGCCACAAATTTTGCAGGATCGGGATTGTTTACCTTCGCAGTCAAAGCCACGACTTGCCCTTGCTCTTTGGCAAGTTCGGCATACACATCGCTTAATGCCACTGAGCTATCGCCTTTCGCTGCCGACAATGCCGTCAGCTTAGTTGTAATTTCATCGTCCGTTGCTTGAGCCGACAAGCCAAACAACTTAATCAAAAGTTCTTTCATTTTGGTTTTATCCTCGTTAGGTTCTAAAAAGTGAGAAAACTGAGCAGACATTGCGACCGCTTCCGCCAAATTGTGTAATGCAGGGCGGTTGGTTAAAGCAGCATTTAACACCTTAATCACCGTACCCGACGCATCAGCCAAGAACAGCGGTGAAATATAGCGATAAATCCCATCTTTAATTTCAGCCACCGCCTTAGATGTCCAACGCACATCAGCAAACAAGCCTTCGCCTGAAATATATTCCGCTCTCACAATCCAGCCTGCCGCAGGATTGCCTTTACCGTTTTCTGCAATAAAGAGAGTTTGATGCTCATAATCAATCATCAGCTCAATGCTTAACTGATTGATCTCATCTGCTAATTGATAGCCGTTAGAATCTCCTACATAAAACGCCCCCTCACGTCCATCTTGCGGATGAAACCAACCAAACGGAAAAAGCTGAATACGCCCATTGACCGCGTTAGCAAGTTCAAAACTGCAAGCTATCGGATTAAGTTTGAATTTACGCTTCACAACGCACCTCATACAAAATAATGAGACTAGAGAATAAGAGATTGATTAAAAGGAATAGAGTGGCAAGACTTCAACGTTTAACGTTTTTTTCAGAAATTATCTTGCAAGAGAATAAAGTAAGAAAGGAAACCCATTTTAAAACGTTTTAAAACCGTTTTAAATTGTTTTAAAAATTTTTGAACGATAAATCATACCAATAAAAATAAAATCGCCACTACGGGCGATTTAGAGCGTTTTCACAGCCCCAGCAGGGCTGACCTATGCTTAACCTAGTACGGCTTTGCCGTGCTAGGCAGAAAACTAACGTAAAATCTTCTGCCAATAGTCCTGAACATCTTGCAAAATATCTTTCTCGTCCTGCGGTGTAAGCATTAAAAACGGACGAGCAGGAATATCCACCTTACGCCCACGACCAGCCCTTCCGCCAAATTGATGAATAGCCGCATAGGCTTCATTTGTGCCGACAATCGCAACATCTTTGTCATAATCACTGGTAATACTGCTCATCAAATTTTCAGTATCAACAAGCGGAGAACCATCACGATATTTAATACCCAACCAACGAGGACGACCACCAACATCAAAGTTAGTTAATACCGCAGACTCCATTGTGCCAGCGATATTTCGCATTAAACTCGCATTATTTTCCGTTTTGGAAGCTAATAGTTTTAAAGTTTTGATAATCTCGTCAATACCGTTGATTTGGATCTCAATCATTTTTTAATCTCAATTCTGTTGCTTTATAAAGCAAAGGGGTATATATTCGCCTAAGTACGCTATGTGTCGCAGGAAATCTTGGAAACTGCTAAACGAAGGCTATTGGAGCTGGGAAACATTCGTGGGGACACCGAGTCCCACCCATAGCGTATTAATCCATTCTAAAGGATTGCATATATATCTCTTTAAATTCTTCTAAAACCTTAATCACCGCCATATAACGCCGACCATTAATTGTCTTATACAATTCAAAATGTTTGCCTTTTTTACTCTTAATCTCTTCAGGTGAATGTAAAATTTCAGGTAATAAATTATATTCTTCTACACCAAATTGACCTTCACGATGAGCAATTTGTTTTATCAATGAATCGTCAGATAGCCAAACAGTTTTTAATTCTGTACCTAATACTGCTCTTGTTTCAGCGGTTAATACTCCAGCTGCAAATTTAAAATTCTGCTCTAGACCGTCTCTTAAGCGTTGCAAATAAGCTTCTCGTTCCGTTCTATTAAGAGCTTTATACTCAGACAATACAGGTTTAATTTGCTTTTCTAATCGATTAAAAGCCTGCCTAAACTCTCCCCCCACCATCTCCGCTTTCGCAAACTGATGTGCCAACTTTTCAGGGTACAAATCCAAATTTGGCTTATAACTCAAACGCCCCACATTATAGTCAAAACCTTTATCAGCGACTCGCACAGTACCATCAGGTAGTTTAAAACCAATGGTTTCTTCTTGATTACCTAATTTATCTTTCGGGCGTTTAGCTTTTACTAACAACGCTTCACTAGAGCCTACCTGTTCAATGCCTTTCCGTTTTAAATCACGCTCACTTAACGCAATCACCGTACAACGACAATTAAAACCATTTGGCGGATAAAATGTCGCCCAAAACGGATCGTCATAACGATAAATTTTCCCATTTAACGCTTGATGTGCAGGGCGAGTACGTTTATCACCCACAGCGGAATACTGCCAATATGGTCGATTATCCACATTATCCATATACCGCTGATAGCGAGCTGCAGAATATGCCTGTTGCATATTCGTGCGATAAATCGTATTTAAACGACGGGGTGTACCAAAATGTTCACCCGTTTTCGGATCAGCCAATAATTTACCATCAACACCACGACTAATCGCTTTATCGTGACCATAAACCCAGCCTTTCCGCTCTAAGTCGTCCACAAGCGTTTTTTTCCACGCGTTAAATGATTTACCTTCACGCCGAGCCTTTTCCATTGAACCATAAATATCACGAGTAATATCCAACTCCGTCAATTTGCTGATTGTCACCGCACGAGCCAACGCACTGTCATACAACTCTTTTTTAAACACCTTTGAAGCCAATAACTTCTTTTGGTGTAAATACTCAATCGCCGCTTTTGGTTCAAGCCCTAGCAGAAAACTAGCCTTCGGCATTTGCTGCCCCCAATAAATCTGCTAAAAAGAGTGCATTTGCTAAATATCGCTCTTGCTCTCCGCTTGTTAAATTCGGATAGGCTTCCGCTAATTTTTCCGCAGCTTCATCATAAGAGCTACACGCCATCACCACCGCAACTGCTTTCTTCACCACAGCATCTAATTGTCGATTAAAATCAGGTTCTACTAAGGCTTCATCCACCATTTCATCTAATGCATCTTGCTCTTTGATCCCTGTTTTAAACTGAGCTGAAAAGGAATGCACTCGCCCCCCACACCCACAAGGACAATCATCTTCCCCCCTTTGAAAAAGGGGGGCTAGGGGAGATTTTACAACCCTATCCGACAATCCGACCGCTTGTGTCGGCTGTGCTGCACGCCCCAACACCGCTTCACCCTCTTGAGCTTCAGGAATACCTAACTTATCCCTTGCCCAATTTGCAGGGATTTGTAGCCCAATATCCACCAACTTCGGTAAACTCTCGGCAAACAACGCCAAATCTGCAGGTTCTTTGGTGTCAAATTCAAACGTCGGAATACGAGTAGGATCGACATTCGGGAAATTAATCAACAAATACGGCAAAATAATTTGCTGAGTAAATGTCTGCCCCAATTGCTTCACATCTGAAACTAACAAATCTCGTCGCACTTCATTGTGTACATTACCAAGGGCATTCGTTGAGCTTTTACCGTCCGCCCCACTGGTTAAGGTTTGCCCCAAAATCAAACGAGCGATAGATTTTTCACACCAATCCACCATTTGCAAAAACGGATTATTGCCCGATGCTCCCCCAGCATTTGCCGCATTATGCAACTCAATACTCATCGACTCAGGCATAATGCCTGCCGCATTATGTCCGATTTCAGCTAACGCACGCTTGAGCGTTTGCTTCTCGTCTTTGGTTGCCCCTGCACCATATTTACCAATGCGAATCGGCATTCCATATAACTCTAAAAACTCTGCAAAGTCGTGGATAGAGTAGTGCTTAAACATATACAGCCACGCAAGCGTACGGAACAAGTTATTGCGTGCCGACTGTGTCGAGCGAGATTTGTGCGTATGAACCACCCACCCATAAGGGCGTAATGGTTCGCCAGTTTGATTTTGTGGGGTTTTAAGCAGTAAATTGTCTAACTTATCCCATTTAAACCACGACTGCGGACGGTGTATAAATGCATTCGGATACCACACCTTGCCATTAAATGCCCATTCAATTTCCAAAGCAGAAAAACCGTGACCGACAGCGTCCATACAGTCAATAATCAAGTCTTCAAGATTGCCGATCTGATAAAACAACTCATCAACTTCATCACGCAGTTTTTCTTCCGCAGGTGTCGCATTGCGTGGAGCTTGAATAAACCAATCTACCCCCAACGCCGCACGCTTACGAGTTTGAATATTCGCAAAAATTGCCGAGTCACGCTCTTCAATATCCATAAATAACTCGTGCTGGGCAGTAATATCCCCATTTTCCGCATCATCAAAAATCTGCTTCATCTTCGCAGGGGTAATAAAATTGCTAGGGTGATCAGACAACACCCGCCCTGTCGCTGTAATTTCGGCTAAATTGGTTTGTAATATCTCATTTTTAACGTGATTTAACTCTGTTTTAACTGGTTTATTTTTCTTACGCTTTGCCATATTCGCTACCTTCAAAAACAGCCCCGACGGGGCTGACTTATGCTTAACCTAGGGTGTAAGCCCTAGGATCAATGTCGCCACTTACTCCGATATTCCCAATCTTCATCATCTATCGACTCCCACTCAATCGGGGCAGACGCTGTTACCGCATTACGCCACAACATCTCTAAAGCATCAGGGCCGTCATCGTGATCCGCTTTTGGAAAATGTCTAAGCTGGCTCTCAAGGGTAGAGTGCGAGCGGTGGATTAAAATCAAACCGTTAGCGATATGCGGTTGTAAGCTCTCAATCCGCAACATTTTGTCGGTGTTAGGCTTAACCGCCATAGCTGGCACAGGTTTTCCACGTTGTGCCGAGCGTTTAACCAGCTCCGTCTGTAAAAATTCCTGAAACTGCACCGTTTCTACAAACCATTTATGGCAGTGGTATTGCGTATGTAGCCTAATCACATCTTCGATAATCAAATCAGGCAAACGCTTTTTAATTTGGGCTTCGACCACATATAACTTACCGCTTGCACGGTGATACCCCCCAACCAAAATCGCCGACGGGTCACGGCTTGCCCCTGCTTTCCCCATAGACGGGTCTAACGCCCCAAAATAAATCAAGTCATCAGGCAACTCCGTCCAGTATTGCAAGCTGTTGGCAAAAATCGCATCATCACCGCTTACAGGGTCGTTTTGATATTCCGAGTCAAATGCCGAGTGACCGTCTGATGCACGGATTTTCATCAATGCCAAAATCGGTCGAGCAAGCCACGAGACGACAGCACCTTTATCCATTTCCGCTTTATGTTGCTGGTAAAATAAGTCAGATAATGTGTCATCATCGCCCTCTTCTGAGAGGTAGATGTTCTCCCACTCGTCCCATAAAACCATATTATCTGGGTAACGCAAGATGGCTTTAAATCGGGCTTTACGCCAGCCTTTGGTACTTAAAACCCTATTTAATACGCTGTCGTAATGGAGGATGGTACCAACATAGATAACGTCAAACTTTTCGCCTGCAGCTCCAAGTTTTAACACTGCTTTTAAAATCCAATCGTGTAATTTATTGCGTTGCTCTGGCGTTTGTACTGACTCATCATTCTCAATATCGTCTAAAACAACCAAATCAGGGCGATAAGCACCATGACGACGACCACGGAGTTTTTGCCCCGCACCGACAGCCTCAACCTTTTGATTTTTACTGGTCAGAATAGCACCTGCACGCCACACCTTGCCCGCACTAAGTTCTGGGAAATCAATGCGTAAGCGTGGATTTGATTCAATCTCAACCTTAATCGCCTCAAGCATGCCATAAGCCTGTTCTTTTGTGTCCATGGCAATGATAATGTATCGTTTTTGGTCGGTGACCATGCACCAAAGCGGGAATAATTGAGTACAAATAGTGGATTTCGCCTCACCACGGGGAGCAGCAATGGCTTGGCGAACAGATTTATCCAAATCTACTACGGAGTCAGGTAACTGCTTAAACAGGTAGTCGTGTAGCTGAGATTTATGCTTAGATCGTACATAGTGTGGAAAATAGGCTTGTACAAAGTATTCAAACCCATAAATAGGATCTAAAACCTTTTGACGACGTTCGCAAATAGATTGTGGTTTATCGTCCCACCCTTCAAAACTAGCTTCTATGTTTTGTTGTAACTGTCGTCGTAACTCTTCTAGCTCTTTTTCAAATTCTTTAATTTTCATGGGCTATACACAAATTGCGATAAATAATAACCAACCCCAACCGTCTGCACCGCTGAGCATTAGTTTTATTGCACCAACAATACAAGCAAGTTGCACAATCCAACGGAAATAGTAATGTTTATGCACGATAACTTGTTTTTCTTCGCTCATTACTTAAACTCCTTTTTAAACTGTATTTCTAGCTCGTCTAACATTTCTAAAAAGTCTGGCAATAAATGTGGCTTCTTGGTCTTGACGATATTTGCCATCATCTCAATCGCACGCATAGCGGTTGCTATCGCACTCGTTTCAGGCAATAACTTTTTACTCGATGCCGTCATTTTGGCAAACGAATCAGCCAGAGCAGATAATGCTTCAACCTTTTCAGCTGTTGTCATCTCTTGATTTTGCTCAAGCTCAGTCATCAAGGCTCGGTACTTAATCAAAAAACCAGCTAACAAGCCTTGAGCGATACTCTCAATGCCACCACTTGCCATAACTTGCACATCACGGGCTTTATCCCAATTGTCTCCGTTCTTCTCGGCATTGGCTTTCCAGCGGCGAGCCGTTCCGAACGACACACCAGCACGCTCTGCAGCCATTTCAAGGCTTAATCGGTCAAATACATAAGCCTGTCTAACCGTTTTTTGTACTTCAACATCGTGTGCCATACACCCTCTACATACCAAATTTCAAGCGTAGTAACTCAAAACCAACAGCGATAATGCCACCACCCACACCGCCAGCAATCACTGCATCACGGCGATTTTTACGAGCCATATCATCAACTAACTTTTTCGTAGCGTGGACTTCTTTCTGCAAGGCATCAATTCGCTCATTTTGCGAGTCAATCTTCTCATTTGCTGACGTAACCGCTTCTAAAATCAGGTCTAATTTTTCAGAATCTGTCTGTTTTTGCTTTCTGCGACTCATTGTTTGTCCGCCTTTTTATCTAATTTTTGATTAACTTCTTTTAGCCCTTCCAAAATATCATCCAGCTTCTCTTTTAAGCCCTTATTGACTTCTTGAGCCAGCTCCTTAGATTGATATTTCTGCTCAATTTCTTGCTTCAACTCTTTAATGTTTTGTTCATTGCGGCTAATTCTGTCAAAAATCACCTTGGCACTAAAAGCAACAAGGGGAGCAACCACAAAAGAGACCAACATCTGAAACAGCTTCTCATCAATCATAACGCCCCCGTTTTGCTCGACCGACAGGGGACTGATTGCCTTGCTTAACTGCCATTTTTAACAAATCACGACGAGTAGCAACGGCTGGTTTCTGTTTTCTAAAAACACGCTCACACCACCAGCTACGGAGCTTTTTGAATAGTTTTACCATTACAAATCTCCTCATAGGTCAGATTGTGAGCCAGCACTTGACGCTTCGTCTCCGTCGTATCTTGACGACTTGGGTAAATCAGCCCGAATGCCGTGCAACCTGTCGTCGTCACGGAAGTAACCGTGGGCGTGCAACCGCTGATCAACAGTGGAAGCATTGCTACGCTTAACATCATCTTGATTTTTCTGCTTAATTTGTACATTTTTGATCTCCGTTTTTTGAGCCTGAATTTCTGCCTGTTTTTGGGCGTTTTCTGCGGTGAGTTGCGCATTTTTCTTACGCTCTCTCGACACTTGCCAACTTTTATAACCAACAAAAGAGACAACTGAGCCTGCAAGTACGGCTAACGGAATAATCTGGTCAACAATCATTCTTTACCTCCACGATTTAACGCATTGGCAAAGCCTTTTGTCGCCACGCCACCACCGCAAAATAAAGCAAATACTGTAAACAGCTCCGCCACATTGGCACGGTCTAAATAAACCGAATAAGCCAAAATCCCTGCCATGAGCAACGCCCCGAAAAACTGGATAAACGCCGTTGTGGATAAGCGTCCGTTATCGTTTGTGATTAATTCTTTAAATTTCATCTTTACCCCTTAAATAAATGTTCTATATTCACAACTTCTTCACTATCCAACCACGCCCACACATCAAAGCAAGGGCAATCTTTCACCCACTCATTCGGGGCAATAGTGCCATCACCATTACGATCAGGACTTAAATCCCGATGTCCATAAATCTTCGCATTCGGGTATTTCGCTTCAAGATCACGCAGTAAACGGTGTAATGCGTGCCATTGTGCTTCGGTAAATTCAGCGTGATTTTTGCCACTTGCCGTAATACCACCTACCACACAAATCCCGATAGAGTGGAGATTGTGACCTTTAACGTGAGCGCCCATTTCGCCAACTTGACGACCTGTTTCAACAGTTCCGTCCACATCAATCACAAAGTGATAACCAAGGTGTTCAAGGTGAGAATTAAAGGTTTTCACCGCCCCCGCCAATCGTTTAAAGCCTCGTGGCTTATGCCAACTGTCAATCACTTCAGCAGATGATTTGCCCGATTGATTTAAACTTTTACCATTACGAGTAGCTGAACAATGGATTACGATTTTTCTAATAGGAAAGGTCATAAAAAAAGCCTCTTTAAGCGATACTTAAAGAGACTTTAAAGGATTTATCCTTGTGTTGAGAGTGGCAAGCCTTCAACGCTAGAATAGCGTGGCTTGTGATGATTGCTGTTCTTTTATCTTTGCCTGCCGCACAATTTCCCACCCTGTTCGCCATGTAATATCAAACTGCGGACAAAGCTCTACCATTGCCATTCGCCCACTAATATTACGAGACTGCATTTCACAAAATGCTGCATAAAAACGCTGATTACGTAAAACTTTTAATGCCTTATCACAACGCGGAATATAAATCTCATCTCGTCCATAGTGATGTAGCAACTGATTTGCAAGATCTTCCCCAACAACATTTTTCACTTTTTCAAAATATCGCGTGGATTCCCCTGCCAACCAAAACGAGCCACCACCCAATTTACGCACAAGCTTCTCAGTCGCAGGCATGCCAATAATATCCACCATTTCAATCATGCTCTGTGGTAAATAATCAACAACTTGTTCAAATTCACTCATATTGTCCCCCCATAAAGATTTCCCCATATTGTCAGGCACTTTTTTCAAAAGAGTGAACATTTTGCAAAAAAATTTAGAAAAAGACCACTTGCCAGGGAAGCCTAACAAGCGGTCTTAAAGTTATGAATGTTTACAAGAACATTGTGGAATAGGGAATGGGCGTTTTTTCGCTTTCACAACCACCCCAGTATCAGCGTGCTTGAAAGACCAGCGAAAAATAATAGGACAAACCATCCCACAATGAGAACATATGGTTGTAGCCATAGGTATTTCCCTATAAAAATGGGCTTTACCTAAACTTTAGTCTTTACTTAAAGTGAAAAAATAGTTACTATTTAGCCACTTTCTATGCCAAGAAAGACTAAAGAGAACCAATAAGCCCTTTAAAATGGCTCTTTTGTTCCATTTAAGCCCTAAAGGTTGCAGCCTTTGGGGCTTTTGTTTTGATATAGCATCAAAACAAAATCATTCTACGATCAAATTTCAAACAAATCAAGAAATTGATCGTCAAAACCTATCATAAAACGCCCAGAATAGCCCATAGTTGCATTTTTATCAAAATTTAATGTTTAGCTTAAGCTAAAGGAATAACTCGCTTAAAATCGCTTAAATTTGCAAATTATTTTGCATAACTATTTTTTGAACAACGTTCTTTTTTCGTCTTTTTTCGTCTTTTGCACCATAAATAGCATAATTATTCAAATTTAAAGCATAAAAAAAGAGCCACGGCGTGGCTCAATTATGCGCAACCCCGTACGCTTGCGTGCGGGGGATAAAAAGATCGGCAGTTAAGCAACCTTCAAATTTAGAATGGAAGTAATCTTACTTGGTATTTACCATTTTGTTCATCTATTACATATTTAATAGCGGTTGGAAATGGAAATTTATCGGGAATAGAGTGCATCTCTACTTGAGCTTGACAAAATCTCATATTCTTTTCTTGCTGATAGCCAATTTCAGAAATATAAGTCAAACCTAATATATCAAATTTTCCTGCATAGATTTCCGCATTCATTTTAGTAACCATTTCAACTGTCTGTTTACTATCACACTTAGGAAGTCCAAAAAAATCTTTACCCCATTGAGACCACGCCATATAACCCAAAAACGTAAGCCAAATAAGTAATTTACCAAATGCAGTCCAATTAAAAGTTGAAACCTGAACACTCTCCTCCTTCGTTTCACCTTCAGGCTGAGGAACAGTATCAACAACAATAGATTGCTCAATTTCTGTAGGCTTAACAGCTTCTTCTGTAGCATTATTTTGTTGTTTTCTTTGTTCATTTTCTTCAATCATCTTAGACACATTTTCTTGATGATTTTGAATTTTCTTAAAAATAGACGAGAACATTGTAAATACTCCTATCTTAAAAACTATCTGGAAGACTACCACAAAAAAGCCCCGAATGATCGGGGCTATGCAAAAAATTTTGTAAATATCAGGTTCTTCGCCCATTTCGATGGGCATTAACCGCCAACATCTGCACAATTTTAAAAATCTGGTCTGTCGTACACCATTGCAAACGCTCAATACCAAACGACCGCTTGCAGATAGCGTGGACATAATGCCAAGACTTACCACTACTAGCGATAAAGGCTTCAATCTTTCTAATATAACTTTGACGCACCTCATCTGCATTACTGGCTGTCGGGCGTTTACCATATTGTTTCGATTTCACCTTAAACCCTTTGGCACGCATACCTTGCAACACAATCATCAACTCAGAATCCGTCATCATTGAGCAACTAGGCTTATCCACCAACTCCATTAAAAAGAGCTTATAGGCTTCATCACTCATCTTCAGCTCATTCTTCCCAATATGGATTTTCTGTATCATCTGTTTACGCGTTTGTGCGTACATTCTCTTTCTCCTGTTGCCACTGTTTCCAATCCGCAAAGCCGTGTAAATTCACACATTCACCTTCGCCCCTTAACCGAACCAAGCGATCAATGTACTGAATATTCGCTGTCCGATTATCGCTTTTTGCCCTTTCCTGTGCTTCTTCACCCGAAAGCACCTGATTATTTTCTTCCGTTCTAACCACCGCAAACTGAGGCTTCACGCTTTCATACACTTTTTTCAGGTAATTATGATTGCTCAACGGCTCAAATTTGCCATTCTCACGACGATTGCGTCGCACCTGCTCAACCGTATCTGCCAACGCTTTTGCCAAAACATTAGAGCAAGGGTAAAGCTCCAACAAACTTTGCAAAATCCGCAACGCACGCCCATTGCTCAAACTACTTTTTGCAGGTTTAAATAGCCCCAAATATGCCACCGCAGGACGACCACAACCAGCGGTCATTTCGGTGATCGTTTTAAGTAACTCTCGCCCCGCATCATCTTCAACTAACGCCTCCAGCGTTAAATCTGAGTGACAAATCGGGCAACGACACAATTTCATTTTGTACCTCCCTAAGAAAACAGAGATAAACGCTGTCGTTTATCTCTATTCTCTCAACCACCGCCCCAAGTGCTTTTACGATTTTATTTAGGCTCTGCCGATAAATATTGAGTGGGGCGGTGTGAGTGGTTTTTTAGTGGTTACATAGATTCCTCCTTGTCTTTCAAATCATCTTCGTCAAAAATAAGGGAACTCTCAGTATCAAACCGATAGCAAACACTAACCCAGTAAACTTCAAAGGATTTACTACCTTTCTCTCTTATCGCAAGGCAAACTCCTTCATCTTCTTCATAAATCTCCCAACTAGAATAATTCTCCGCTAGGATCTCTTCAGCGACAAAATCAAGCACAGTATGAATACTTTCAAAGTCTTCCCATTTTTCATCTTGGTTCTGCTCAAATATTTCTTCTTTACTTGGATCATCATCGCAATCCAGCTTAATGTATTCGTATTTATGCATACTATTTCCCCACCACTTAAACAAAACTCTCTAACTTCGTTTCCCCTGTAAACTCCAGCACTGTAGCACTTGCAATTTTGAGTAAGGCATTAAGCTGACCTTCAAGGTATTCCGTTAAAATAGCGTGCTTATGTGCTTCTCTTGTACCGTTTAACTGACGAGCAATATCGGCATATTCGGTAAAACGCATTGAACGAATTTTTAAATGTTCGTCCAACTTAAAATTTACAATAAACGCTTCTTCGCTTTCGTAACGCATCGCCATAGATTGCACACGAAAACCATTTTGTAACGCCCCTAACGCTTTTTCCTTGCCGTCTAACGTATCCAAATGGCGACAAGTCAAAAACTCTTCATTGTCGTTTGCTAACTTACGCAAGGTCGCTTCGTGCTGAAAATGTAGATATTTAAAAAGCGGTTCACCTTTTTCCAAAAATTTAGTCAATTTAGTGTTTAAGCCCAGCTTTTCATCCGACACAACAATGCTTTTAAAACCTGCAAGTTCAAACAATTTAATCAAATGGTTCAACGCTAAACGACTATGCTTAGAGCGGTTATTTGTAAAAAGTAGCTCTTTTTCAGGGCAGTAAAACACATTGACTAATTCACTCGAAAATGGCACAACTTGCAGTAAATGAGCTTCGGCAGTTTGTCGCCACTCTTTATCAGTATTCGGTACAATCTTCGGCAGTCTTTCATCTCGAAGTGATTCTGATTTTTTCAGCTCATAAATTTTGGCTGAAAGTAACTCTTTAGTAACTTTTTTAAAGGTTGTCCGCAAAGTAAAGAACAACCCATTATCCAGTTCTAACACTTTCGTATTTGTCATCGGATTTTTGACTAATTCAACGGTGGTATAGCTGTCCGCAGGCTCAAAAGTTGCGCTTTCTAACACTTCTTTCACATTGTCCACAGGGAACTTAATGCTGTGAATGTTGCATTGTGTCATCTGAATAAAATCACTGTTTTTCATTTTAGTTTTCCTCTTGGTTAGTTGATAATCTAAGCTTCACTCTCTGGATTTGCCCAGCTACGTCCATCAAAACCACGCCAGCCAGTGCAAAATCGTCCATTTCGACTAATTCCGTCGCCCCTTGTAGCTTTTCAATCAAGTCATACAAGCGATCTTTTATTTGCCATTTTTCGCTATCGGTCATCATTTGCCCCTTAAGCTCTTTTCTCGCAGAACTCGTAACGGCTTTCACACCATTTTTGGTTAAGTGGATTAGTCGCAAACTTTAACGCCTTATCCCACGCATCACTCGCCTGTAAATACTTGCCTTCACGCTCAAGCTCCGAAGCAAGCTCGCTAAAATACTTAAACCGCTCACGTTGGAGTGCATTTGGTTTCTTTTTCATTTCTTTCCCCTTATGGTTAAAACACATTATGAACGCCCCTTAAAATCGGGTTTAAAGAGCGTTTAAATGGGTTTTAAGCGACCTGCTCAAACGGCTTAATCACAAAATCTTCCACGCCTTGCTTAATCGTCACCCCAGCAATCCCTTTGGCGACTTCAGGCTCAAGCAGTAGGGCTTCTTTGTTGATCTCGTTTTTGGTACGAATAAAGCGGTCAAAGCCCATACGTTGCATAAACTCAAGCACCGCATCTGCACCACGAATTGCCACCGACGGCGGACGTTGTCGCCATTGCACTTCGCCTGTCACAAAGTTAGCGGTTTTACTCTTGCCGTTTTCCGTCAATTCATCACGGTGAGCTTCACAGTATTCCTGCACCGCTTGCTGTAACGGCTCAATCTCTGCCTGTAAGCGTTTCAACTCAGGGGCGTAACGCTCACTGGTTTCGCCGATAATATCGTTCATCTCCGTGGTTAAACGGGTATGTTCACGACTTAAATCGCCGATCTCTTTAATTGCACTTTGCACTTGCTCTTCCGTGGTAAAACGCAGTTTTGCTGGTTGTTTTACTCGGGTTTTTGTTGGTTGTTTTGCCATTTTCTTAACTCCTAAACTTTCGCTTCCCACCACACTCTAATCCCTTCGATCATCGTGTAGTAACCTTTCCATCTACCTAAATCTTCGCTATGCCCTTGGGCATACCAGTTTGCTTTTCTTGACTCAATTAACGCTCTTGCCACCCCCTCATTACCTGCAATATCCACTTTGATTCGTGGTTTAATCTTCGTAAAATCAATCATCAACACCGTAAACCCTAACGCATTGATATGCCCAATCGCCTTTTGCGTTTGACGTAAATACTTCACCGCCATCTGATTTGCTCTATTAATTGTGCGTGCCATCTCACACCACCTTTTCTTTTCCCAACTTCACAACGATCACCCGTTGCCCTTTATTTCTTCGGTGATAGCTCGGCGTTGACCACTTTCGCACCGTTTTTGCTGTCACCCCTAACTTGATTGCTAACTCTTCGGCTGTACCGTCAGCCACATTCTCTTCGCCACGATACGCCGCATAGATCTGACGGTATCTCATTTGCCACCTAGCTAATTAACATCTTGGCGTAACGCTCAACCAACTCCGCACTAATTGCCGTGCCACTAATCTCACTTGACCGCACCACACCACGCATCAGTTTGCTTAATCGGCGAGCATTACCCCGACACGCCTTTAACAGCGGTGCATTAAACTCATCCGTGCCTAAAGCAGACTCCGCCAATAACGCCAAATCATCATCAGGCAGGGCATTACCCAAATCACAGGCAAACGCCACTCGGCTGTAAAGCTGGGCAAGCTCATTATTTTTACCTTTAAGATTGACGATTAAGCGGGGCATACCTGCCAACACCACGCCAATCCCCGTCAAGTCGTGGATACGGCGTACAAACTCAAGAGAGCGAGTGGAAAGCAACTCCGCTTCATCAATCATCAATAACCGCTCAGAGCCTTTTAACTTACTCACAATGCCATCAAGAACATCATTGTTATTACCCCGTGCATTTGCTCCAACTGCTTCTGCAACCTTGCGAAGTAACACTTTAGGCGAACAACTAGGATCGATTTCAAGCAAAATCGCCGAGCTGTTTTCACGGGCGTACTGCTTCATCATCTGCGTTTTACCCAAGCCAGCCGCACCAAAAATCACATTAATTTCGCCTTCAACGTGTGCAAATTGCATTACTTCCATTCCCCGTCGTGCCGCCAACGTTGGCACAAATTTAGCGTTATACTTAGCTTCCACCACTTTCGCCTTATGGCGTTCAAGTAGCTCATCTACTTTGCGGTCAAGGCTCTCTGTATCACCTTGATATTTACCGTTTAAATACTGGCTCACCGCAGCAACGGACACCCCAAACGCATTTGCCACTTGTTTTTGCCCTAGCCCTTGGGCTTTCATAAATTCATTAAGCTGTTGGTTTTTCATCGTTTAGCCTCCTACTGCTAACTTTTTTTCGTACTCATCTCTATCTGCCTGTGTAAAAAAGATCGGCACAGGCTCTTTTTTCGGTTTTTTGGTTGCCAATAAGCTAAAATCAGGCTTATGTTCAATCGTCACCACAGGGGTTAACTCTGCGTGAATGTCTGCAAGTTGTTGCTCTTTCAAACTTGCTCGACGTTTATGTCTTGCTTTACGTTGCTGTTCAACCATCGCAACAGGGAAGGCTTCTTTGGTATTACCATTCCAAACTGCATCGCAAACAAACCTACCTTCTTTGGTTCGCACCTGAATACTTTCAGCGTTGTGAATATCAATCCCAATCACTAACTCTTCACCGTCAAAATCCAACAACTTGAGATTAAAGTAGTTATTGCTATTCCAACTAATCCACCCCCGTTGCGGTATGCGGATAAATTCTGGGCGACTCATATCCCGTAATTCAATCTCGGTCAGCATCACCACATCTTCATCATGTAATAACTGCTGATATTTATTCGCAGGCGTACTCCTAATTTCAGAGTGCACATGCTCGTTGTTGTACCAATCGACCGCTTGTTGCACCACATCAAGCAACTGTTGCCAGCTGGGTAACTTTCCCTGCGCCTTTTTCTGTATCGGGGTCAGCTCAGAGCCTTTGGCATTAGCCAGTGAATTAACCCCATACAACACTTTGCGAACCGTTTCAGGATCTGCCCCTGAACCGTAGTAAGTCTCAAATTGACGAGCAATAAACAAACCTAAGGTTTTATTTAATCGCTCAATAATCCCACGCCCTTGCGGATTTCCTGCGATACCTGTCTCATGACGGATACCTAAGCGGGGCAACATCCCTGTAATTTCTGCATCTAAAAATTTATTCTTCTCACCGCCACCATTATCTGAGTAATAAATAGCGGGGACACCGTGAGTAGAAATGGCGTGTCGTAATGCATCAGCCACCGCAAAGGCGTTTTCTGCGAGAGCCATAGACCAGCCAACCACCTTGCGACCTGCCCCATCAATAATCAGCGTTAATTCAGGGGTAAATGGCTTCCCATGTATCGGATGAGCCACTTTTAACTTCATCGCATGACCGTCGCCAATCCATACATCATTAGCACGCAATGCCGACCAATCTCTTTTCACATAACTCAACAACGTTTTGTAATGTGAGCCAGTCCGTCTGCCATACTCTTTTACATATAAAGGCAACTTCGCCATCGCACGTTGCACCTTACTCAAACTCGGCAATGCACCTAAAAGGGTAGGATTTTCGCTATATCGCTCAACCCATTCCGTCTCAAAAGCCCGATAAGCTTCCGATAAACAAATGCCATTTTTTTGACGATAAACACCTAAAAAAGACGTCAGCCACCAAATTTCTTCAGGTTTCACTTCCTGTCTTACCTGCGGAGCAAGGAGCTTCAAACGTTGCTCAGCATTTTCAGCCTTACAATAATCAATGACCCATTGATTGAGCGTTCTGACTGATAATGTTCTGCTTGCAGATTTTTTTGCGTTCGCAATATCAACCAGCTGGTTTAAGTGCGAAGGCAAATTCCCTTCTTTTGCAAGATTGCACAAATAAGTCACCGCTTTAATCCGACTCATAGAGCCTTCAAGCTCAAGCACATACTGGATAAGTACCATTCTTGCATCAGCAATCTCACGCTGTTTGGTGGTCAAGTTCGCCAAATCCACATCGGCTTTCACCGCAGGTAATTTTTTCGGCTTACTTTCCACCACCGCCACCGCAAAACGTGAGCGGATTTCGGTTTGGACGGCTTCGGGCATTGAGATGAGTTCGTACTCTAAGCCACCACCTTTACTTTTACGTTTTTGTGCTATCCAGTTTTCCCTTTTAGCTTTTTCTAAAACGTTTTTATGAGCACTTGGCAGACTAGATAACTTAAAACTTAATAGTTCTGCGACTGAATAGTGCGTTTTTAAACTTAATTCACTCATAAACGTTCCTTTAATCTATCTTTTACGTTAAAGATCATTTATGATTAAAACTTATTAGTTAAAATCGGTCGTTTATTACGTTCTATGCGTTCTGCATTGCGACCTGCCCATATCACTTCAGGGGCAACACCAATCGCATTTGCGATTAGGCGTTCCATTTTGGGATAAGGCTTATCTAGTGCAGATTTAAGGGTGTTGTAACTCACGTTCCCTTCTGTTGCTAAAGAACGAAGTGTCCAACCGTTTTTGCGAAGTCCCGCCAGAATATCGGCTCGATGCCAATCACTCTGAGCGGTTTTTTTAACGTCGCTAAATACACTCAT